GTAAACTTAGAAAGTTTTGTAATTTATATGGAGTTAGTTCACAATTATTCAACGATCCAGCAAATAAGACATTTAACAACTTAAAAGAGGCGAAAGCTAGTTTGTATACAGATCTTTTAATTCCATTGATAAATAAGATAATTGAATCGATGAATGTTTATTTAATTGATGATATAAATCAATCTCTTTCTAAAAATTACCTACTAAGCTTAAACGTGGACAAAATTGACGTTTTACAGAAGGATAAAAAACAAGAGGCAGAGAAAAACAAAATAAAAAGTGAATCTTTGTTGAACATATTAAAAGAGATAACATCTGGAAGTATATCTGCTGAAACTGGAAAAGACATTCTTGTTTACACATTAGGTCTTGATGAAACTTTTGCAGAAAAAGTTACAAGTAGTTTAATTGTTCAGACTACAGAAGCCACTGAAATAAATAACAATGAAGAAAACAACAGTGAAGATGAGTGATAAAAAAGATAACACAAAAAAAGACAGCAATATAATAAAATACAAATCAATGTCTGATGATAGTATTTCTATATCAAAAGACAATATGATTGTAGAGGGATATTTCGCTGCATTTAATAACATTGATAGTGATGGTGAAGTTTTCACCAAGGGAGCTTTTGCTAAGTCTATTATGGAGCATGGACCTGGTTCTGTTTCAAACAGAAAGATTGCTCATTTAGCATACCATGATGTTACTAGACCGATTGGAAAGATAATTGAATTGATTGAAGATGATTACGGATTGAGATTTAAGTCTGAAATGGGAACACATCAAGAAGGTAAAGATTTCTTAGAGATGTATAAAAGTAAAATAATTGGAGAACATTCAGTTGGTTTTAATTATATGCTTGATAAGATTTTAAGAAAAACTTCACCAGAAGGTGTTGTTTATGACCAACTTTCAGAAGTAAAATTATGGGAAGGAAGTGCTGTTGTTTTTGGGGCAAATGAAAACACACCAAATTTAACAGAAATAAAAACACAAAAGGATTTAACAAACGTGTTGGACAAAATTAATATTAGAATGGAAACATTCATTAAGGCCGTTCAAGACAAGAATATATCAACTAAATACAATGAGCTTTTTGCAATTGAATTACAACAATTAAAAGACTCTTATGTATCACTTATTCAACGTGAGTCGTTTGATGACACTCAAATTGAAACCAAGTCAGAGGCATCAGAAGAAGAAAAAGATTCATTAAAAAGAAATTTTCACTTATTTTAAAAAAAACCGAGATAAATAAATAAAGAGGTTTTAATTAAATAAAAAAAAAGAAACAAAAAAAATGTTTGAATTAAAAGATTATATCGTAAAGAGTCAAGCTGTATTAAAAGCAATGACAGAAGATGAGCTTGTTGAGTTAAAATTAGCAAATGAGCAAATCAAAAAAGAAAATGACAAATTGGTTTCAGAAGCAATGTTAAAGTCAAGCAAAGAACTTGAAGGACTTAAAGGTGTTTTAGAAGTTCAAGGAAAAGAATTAACTAGTTTAAAAACTAAAGGTTCAACTGTAACTGTTGCTGATACTATTATCAAAAGAAAAGAGAATGTAGATACATTCGTTAAGGATTATAGAACAAAAGGTAGTTCTAAATTAAAATTAGAAGTTAAAGCTGTAACAGGAGCATCAGTTGCTGGTTCTACTTTATCTTTTGGTGAGCCTGATGTTGGAAGAATCCCAACAAGAAAAACTTTTTTATCTTCTTTATTTAGAAAAGTAAATTTAGGTTCTAACGCAGGTGGTTCAATTACATATATCGATGAAGATACAGTAGCTAGAAACGCTGACAATGTTGCATCTTGTACTCCAGTTCCAGAATCTGATATTACTTGGATTGAAAACAAAACTGATGTTAAGAAAATTGGTGATAGTCTTCACGTATGTAAAGATGTTTTAGAGGATTATGATTTCATTCAATCTGAAATTGACGTTTTCTTACAAACAAATATGATGTTGAAATTGGATCAACAATTACTAAAAGGTGATGGTACATTATTGCAATTTGGTGGAATTGATTCTTTCGCTCAAACATTCTCTGTAGGGGCTGGTTCTCCAATTGAGTCTTTAGCTAATCAATTTTATATGGCTAATACATATGATGTTATCACAGCTTCTATCAACCAAGTAGAAAACTCTGGACAAAACAATGCATATAGCGTAAATGCTATTTTAATGCACCCAAATGATATTGCTATTTTATCTGGTGAAAAAGATGCTAATGGTAATTATTTAATTCCACCTCAAATGTCTGCAACTGGAGGAATCTTTATCAAAGGTATTCCTGTAATTGCTTCTCAGTTAATTACTGAAAACACATTATACGTAGGTGATTTCTCTAAAGCTACAATGTATGTTTTAAGAGACCTTGAATTGGATTTAACTAATTCTCATGGAGAGTTATTTACTTCTCAAATCAGTGTAATCATCGCAACATTAAGAGCATGTTTAGTTGTTAAAAACGCAAACAAAAATGCATTCTTAAAAGTTGGTGATGTATCTGCTGCTAAAATAGCATTGAACAAAGTTTAATTAAAGTTTAATTAAAGCTTAGTTTATATACAACATTTAAAGAAACAGAGGTTTGATAGATCTCTGTTTCTTCTAAAAATAAAAAAAAAGAAAATATGAAACTTAAATTTATAAAAAATCACCCTGTTGGCATTAAGGTTGGAAAAATTGTTTCTGTTGACAATAAATATGGAGAAAAATTATTGAAAGATGGTTTTGTTGAATTGTTTGTTGAAGAAGAAAAAGAAATTAAAAAAGAAGAAAAGGTTTCAAAAGCAAAAAAACCAACAGTAAAAAAACCAACAGTAACAAAAGAAGATAAATTGGATTCTGTAAAAAGAACTGGACCTTCTTCTAGTAAAAAAGAAAAATAAAAAATTGTTCAAGTTGCTAAATAAAATAACCAAACTATGATTATAACTTCTGAAGACTTCAATAGTGGTCTATATAAAATACCACAAAGCAAAGGGTTGTGTAATGATGACTTGGAAAACTATATTGCAAGATTTGAACCACAGATCATAAAAGAACTTTTAGGTTGTGAATTGGGACAAATTTTTTTAAACGACTATAATGTAGGAAACAAAAATATGGATACACTTGAGTATCAACTTTTGTTTGACAGCATTTGCCAAGACGTTAAAAGTAATTCTTTCGGATGCTACAACGGAATAATGAAAAACAATGGATTAATAGACATGCTAAAGGGATTTGTTTTCTTTTATTACATGAGAGACTTTTACAACAAAAGAACTCTTGTTAATGTTGCGAAAGTAAGTGGAAAGGTTAGTGATAATGTTGAAAATTCTGCTTTTGGTCTTTATAATTTTTATAACATAGCAGTTGAAAGCTATAGAGTAATTCAATATTATGTAGTTGAAAATAAAGATGTGGTCCAATACGAAACATACAACGGTATAGATAAAGACTTTACCAGCTATTTATAAAAGAAAAAAAAGATAAACATGTCAGTATTTTATACTTCAAATTCAAGAACTGTCGTCCAATACTACTTTGAAGAAGGTGGTGTTAATATTGATGGCACATTTTCAATAACAGCAAACGTTCAAACTGATTCTGTAGAAGTAGATCACAGTAAAACATTTCAGATACAACTAGGTTTGTTTGATTCAGATGGTGATTGCACAGTAACAATTCAACAATCGTCAGATAATCAAATGTGGGACGATTTAATGAATGCTTCAGGGATTATAATTCCACAAAATGATTCAGTTACATTTGAAGACCACTACTTTTCTGGTAGGTATCTAAGACTTAAAGTTGACTTAGGAACACTTACAGTTGGTAAATTAAAAACAATTCTAACAGAGAAATAAAAATGGGAGTAACAATAAAGATATCAGAAGAACAGGACACTGGCAATGCTGTCGGTTCTGTTTTCACTAGAACTGGAGATGTTGTTGCCGAAAATGGTGACTACAACACAGGTCAAGTAACAGAAGTAGCAGATAAAAAATATATAACAGATGCTGAAGAGTTATTGCTTGGAAATCAATCTGGAACAAATACAGGAGATGAAACAAATACTTCTGTAAAAACTAAATATGAAGCAAATGCTGACACAAATGCTTTTACTGATTCTGAAAAAACAAAATTAGGAAGTCTTGAAAGTTCAAAGTTTGTAGGTGAATTCGTTTCTAAAACAGCTTTAGACACAGCTTACCCAACAGCACCAATTGGATCTTATGCCTATGTAGACGCGGGAGTAGGTTCTGATGTAGAGAAATACATTTGGGACAACGATGACGTTAAGTGGGTACTTCAACAAGGTGAATCAACAGCTGAAACACCAGCTTCTATAAAGACAAAGTACGAGTCTAACGCTGACACTAACGCATATACTAATACTGACAAATCTAAAGTAGATAATTTAGGTCTATTGGCATCTAAAGATAAAACAGCTTTAGGTGATTACGAAAACAGGTCTATCACATCTTTAAACATTGGAGAAGAAGCTATAAATACTGTAAATTTAGCTGACTTTGCTGTAGCTAACGATAAGCTTAGTCAAATTGCATCTTATGGATTTAAAGGTAATAATACAGCTGGCAATGGTGTTGAAGATGTTAGAACTTCAAACATTCCTATAGGAACTCCTGCTCACAATCTTAGTATTGCGGCTAATGGTTCTTTTGTTAAGAGTTTGTTGCAAATTGGATTGACAGATGGTGACAAAGTAGACCTTACAGTATCGAATAGTAGTCAAGATTGGATAGTTAATCCAGGTGCTATCACAAACACTAAACTTACTACTGTACCAACTCAAACTTTTAAAGGTAGAAGTACAGCTGGAACAGGTAGTCCAGAGGATTTGACTGCTAGTGAAGCAAGAGCTATACTTAATGTTGAAGATGGAGCTACTGCTGATCAAACTGATTCAGAAATTAAGATTGCTTATGAAAGTAATGCTGACACAAACGCTTTTACTGACACAGAGAAGACAAACCTTTCAAATCAGAGTGGAACAAACACAGGAGATGAAACAACTTTAACAATTCAATCTAAGAGGCCATTAAAAACAGTTGGAGGAACTAGTTTAGAGGGCATTGGTGACATTCCTTTGGCTGCAGCTGGGCAAAGTTATACAGAAGTTAATTCATACGCCTCTAACGCATTGGCAAACTTCAACAGTAATGTATTGACAACTGTTCCAGGTATGGCTGTAACTATTGATAGAGATGGGAATTACACAATAACATCAAGTATAAATATAAATGCAGATGGAAATAGAGAAGCAGAAATAGCTATTTCTATAACACCTATTTCTTCTAGAACAATTACTTTAAGAGATGGCACAACAGTAGCTTTAACAGCTGGAGTTCCATTTACATATACTGACCAAGTTTTAAGTGATCGAATGCAAAAAAATAGTAATCAGACCTTACAAAAAAAATTCAAAGCATTGGGCTTGTTGGTTGGTGATGTTATAAATACTCAGTTAAATACAGATGGGACCAATATGGACTTATCTAATCGTATGGTTACTGGATATACTGTAAACGCAAATTAATGGAAGTAGATTGTCTAAAATGCATGAATTCTGGTTGTTGTAAACTAGCTATTTCAATTAGCAAGAAAGAATACGAAGATTTAAATAAAGAAGTTAAGAAAGAGTTCGTCAAGGAGATTGATGATTTCTTCAAAGAAAGCCCTGAATTTATAGGAATATTAGAAGACAGGCTTGAAGAACAATTTAAAAACAATTATGCTTACATGAAAAGAGGTGATGACGGTTATTGCAACTTCTTAGACAGAAAAACAAATCTTTGTTCAGTTTATGAGAACAGACCTAAGACTTGTAGAGAATACAAAAGCAACAATTGTTCAAAAATTAGATTAATGGATTATGAAATTTGAAATAGATATAGTAGAAAGTGTAAATCAAGAACAATTCAACTACCATTTAAAAAAAATATATGGAGATAAAATAAACTCTATTATTAAATATGATGGAAAGGTAGAAGTAGTTGGTGATATAACAGAGTCGCAAAAAACAGAAATAGAGTCTTATTATTCATCTTTGGTGAGTGGGCTTTCTGAATCTAAATATTCTATACTACTAGTTAGAAATGGATATTCAGAAAAAGAAGTTGGTGGTTTTGAATACTACGAAAACAAAAGGGCTGAAGAAGTTTATAAAATA